GTTGGGCTGTACTGCCTGACTGCTGATAAGGAGCCGCGCGCCGAAGTTTATGCGGCGGCCACGAAAAAAGATCAGGCGATGATTCTGTTTCGCGATGCCGTAGCAATGGTCGATCAGTCTCCAGCGCTGTCTCAGCGCATCCAGAAATCAGGCGGGGCTGGGAAAGAATGGAATCTTGCCTATATGCAGGCAGGCTCTTTTTTCCGTCCGATCAGTTCCGATGATGGACAGTCCGGACCACGTCCGCATTGCGCTCTGATAGATGAAGTTCACGAGCATAAAAGCAACCAAGTTGTTGAGATGATGCGTGCCGGTACTAAGGGCCGTCGACAGGCGCTGATGTTCCTGATCACCAACAGCGGTCACGATAAAACCAGTGTCTGTTATGAGTACCATGAGTACGGTCGCAAGGTTGCTGCCGGGGATCTGGAAGATGACAGCTTTTTCAGCTTCATCTGTTCGCTGGATGAGGGCGACGACCCGTTTAAGGATGAGTCCTGCTGGGGCAAAGCTAACCCGTCACTAGGTCAGACATTTACTGATAAGTACCTGCGGGATCAGGTGACGCAGGCCCGCGGTATGCCGTCGAAAGAAAGTATCGTCCGGCGGCTTAACTTCTGTCAGTGGGTGGAAGCGTCGGATCCTTGGATTGACAGCGACACCTGGATGAACTGCGAGCAGGACTTTGACCTCGAGGATTTAGAGGGGGACGAGTGCTATGGCGGTCTGGACCTGTCCGGCTCCCGTGACCTGACGGCACTGGCGCTTTACTTTCCGAAATCCAAAAAGCTTTTAGTTGAGTTCTGGACGCCGAAGGATTCCCTGCTAGAGCGCGCTAAAACTGACCACGTTCCATATGACGCCTGGCTGCGTAATGGATTCATTCACGCACCACCGGGTAAGGCGGTTAACTACGGTTTTGTGGCGGTGCGTATCGGTGAGCTGGCGGCCAGATATGATATTAAGTGCATCGCGTTTGACCAGTATCGCATCAAGTATCTGGAGCCAGAGCTGGAAAGCGAGTCTGTGAGCATTGACCTTGTTCCGCATGGTCAGGGCTTTTACAAGGCGCAGGAGTCCGGGTTGTGGATGCCGCGCTCTATTGAGCTGTTTGAGGAGCACCTGAATAACCGGGTGCTCATTATCCGGCCTAATCCCTGTCTGCGCTGGAATGCAGCCTCTGCAGTGCTCGAGGCTGACCAGAAGGACAACCGCATATTTGCCAAAAAGAAAAGCACCGGCCGTATTGATGGCGTGGTGGCTTCCGCTATGGCAATCGGTGCATCAGAGGATGCGGTGCTGGTGGAGAGCGGTAATCCTGATGACTTTTTTGATGACCCGATCATGGTAGGTATCTGATGAAGGAAAATAAGCAGCCTGGCCGGGTGAAAAGCGCATTACTCAACTGGCTGGGCGTACCGATAAGCCTCACAACCGGAGAGTTTTTCGCTGACTGGCTTGGTAAAAGTAGCAGCGGACAAACAGTGACAGCAGAAAAAGCAATCGGCTTGTCAGCTGCATGGGCCTGTGTTCGCCTGTTAAGCGAGTCAGTTTCAACGCTGCCGATGAAGGTTTATCTGCGCGAATCCGATGGTTCCAGAAAGCTGGCTAAGGATCACCCCGCTTATCAGGTTTTATGCCGTCGCCCGAACAGCGAAATGACGCCATCACGCTTTATGCTTATGGTGGTAGCGAGCATATGCCTTCGCGGAAATGCTTTCGTTGAAAAGAAAATGATAGGGAATAAGCTGGTTTCCCTTATCCCACTCCTGCCTCAATGCATGGTGGTTAAGCGCCTGGATAGTGGCGAACTTCAGTACTCCTACACCGAGAATGGCGTTAAACGCATCATCCCGGTTAAAAGCATGATGCACATACGTGGCTTTGGGCTTGATGGTGTCTGTGGTCTGATGCCAATTATGACCGGTCGTGAAGTTTTTGGCTCAGCAATGGCGGTAGAGCAGGCTGCCGGGAAAATTTTTGACAACGGCATTCAGTCTGCTGGCTTCTTTTCAACTGATAAAACCCTGACGCCGGAGCAGCGCAAACGTCTGCGGGACAACCTGACAATGTTTCAGGGCTCGAAAAACGCCGGAAAAATGATGATCCTTGAAAACGATCTGAAATTTAACGGCATCACCATGGACCCTGAAGCGGCTCAGATGCTTGAGTCACGCTCGTTCAGTATTGAAGAAATCTGTCGCTGGTTTCGCGTACCGCCTTTTATGGTCGGACACACGACCAAACAGAGCAGCTGGTCGTCAAGTGTTGAGGGGATGAATATGCAGTTCCTAACCAACACCCTGCGACCTCAGCTGATAAATATTGAGCAGGAAATCTCACGCTGTCTTCTCAATGGCGATGAAGATTACTTTGCTGAATTTGCCGTTGAAGGCCTGCTGCGTGCTGACAGCGCCGGACGCTCAGCTTATTACACCACCGCGCTGCAGAACGGATGGATGTCGCGTAATGACGTGCGCCGCCTGGAGAATCTTCCTCCGATTGATGGCGGTGATATCTATACCGTTCAGCTTAACCTCACGCCGCTTGAAATGCTGGGTAAAGATGGCGACTCGGGCGGAGAGAAGGCAAGGGCAGCGCTTGAAAGCTGGCTTTTCCCTGATCGTTCAGTGACGCCGCAAAACACTTCTGGCACTCAGGTGCCATCACCCTCCGACACACAGGATTAATCAATGACCCTGAAAAGCCTTCCGCGAGCGCCGGAGGGGCGGCCTTCTGCGCGCGAAAAACGCGATATGCCGTCATCTGCCATGGAGCGCTGGAACGGCGGCATTAAAGCCGCAAAAAATGATGACAACAGCATCTCTGTTTTCGATGTGATTGGCGCTGACTGGTACGGCGATGGCGTTACCGCCAGCCGCATCGCTGCAGCGCTGCGTGCCATTGGCGGTGCTGACGTGACGGTGAACATCAATTCGCCGGGCGGTGACATGTTTGAAGGCCTGGCGATTTACAACCTGCTCCGTGAGTACGAAGGGAAAGTCACCGTCAAGGTGCTGGGCCTGGCTGCTTCTGCTGCCTCCATTATCGCGATGGCTGGGGACGAGGTCCAGATTGGCCGCGGCGCTTTCATCATGATCCATAACTGCTGGGTGTACGCGGTAGGAAACCGTCACGATCTTGCACAGGTGGCTTCTGACATGGAGCCCTTCGATAAGGCCATGAACGATATTTATGGCGCGCGAACAGGCCTGGACGCCGAAGCCATTGAGGCAATGATGAATGCGGAAACCTATATCGGCGGCAGTGATGCAGTTGAAAAAGGTTTTGCTGATCGCCTGCTGGCGGCAGCTGAGATTGCTGATGACGATGACAGCCCTGCAGCTGCGCTGCGCAAGCTGGACGCGATGCTGGCAAAAACCGATGCACCTCGCTCTGAGCGTCGAAAACTTCTCAAAGCATTAACTGGCAGCAAGTCAGGCGCTGCTGCCACCCCAGAAGGTATGCCGGGCGCTACCGACGAAATTAACCCCGAAAATATTGCTCAACTTAAAAACGCGCTGGCCGCGTTCGGCTAATAAGGAATCACCATGTCAGATGTAAATGAGTTACTGAAAAAAGTATCTGCAAAGCTGGAAGAGGTGTCCGGCACCTTCAGTCAGAAAGCTGAAGACGCACTGAAAGAAGCTAAGAACTCAGGTCAGTTGTCAGCGCAGACTAAGGATGCGGTGGACAAAATCGCTACTGAGTTTAATGCGCTGAATGAAGCAAACAAAGCCCTCAAGGCCTCGGTGGGCGAGCTGGAGCAGCACGTTGCGCAGATGCCACTGGCTAACGCGAAAAAGACCATCGAAACCGTAGGTCAGACCGTGATCAGCAGCGAAGCGCTTAAAGCGTTTGCGGCCAGCGTTGAAGGTGGTAAGCGTGTCAGCGTTCCTGTTAATGCAGCGCTGCTGTCAACTGACGTGGCAACCGGCGTAGTTGAACCTCAGCGCCTTCCCGGTATCGACACCGCGCCTAAACAGCGCCTGTTTATTCGCGATCTGATTGCGCCGGGGCGCACCTCATCACCTGCAATTTTCTGGGTTCAGCAGACCGGCTTTACCAATGCCGCTAAGGCTGTTGCAGAAGGCACTGCGAAGCCTTACAGCAACATCGCGTTCGCAACTCAGATTACGCCGGTCACGACGATCGCGCATATGTTCAAAGCATCCAAACAAATTCTGGATGACTTCGCTCAGCTGCAGTCGACCATTGATGCAGAGATGCGCTACGGCCTGAAGTATGTCGAAGAGCAGGAAATTCTTTTCGGCGATGGCACCGGTGCGCATCTCAAAGGCATCGTG